CGCCATCCACCCCCGCGCCACGCATCTTCGACGCCGCCGTGGCCCGGATGCAGCGGGCCAGCGCGAGCCCCTTCTCGGCGAAGGGGACCTCCTTCACCACCACCGGATGGCTCACGCCGGCCAGCATGCGCGTGAAGAGCCCAGTCTGCTCCGCCCGGATCGGGTCCACCTGGGCCTTGACGGAGGCGTCCACCGCCTCGGCCACGAGCGGGCCGCACAGGTCCTTGATGATCGTCTTGAGTTCCTCGATCTTCATCGCCGTCATTCCTCCTAGGTTGGGTCGAACATCGTTACTCCAGCGCCCCGCGCGCGGTCCGCACGGCGCGCCGCACACTCTGGTCCACCAGGGTCGGCAGCACGGCCCGGAGAGCCGCGACTACATCGGCCTCGCTCAGATCCTCGTCGTCCGTCGCAATGTCCTCCAGATCGATGTCGATGACATCGGCGATCTCGATCACGTCGCCGAGATGCAGGCGAGCGATGACGGGATCGCCATGTGCCGGCTGAACGTCAGGCTGTTGCGCTGGGACCGTCTCAACAGGGGGCGCCAGGGCAGACTCGAACATCGCTACGATCTCCTCCGGTGTGTAGGCGCGCATCTCCGGCGCGTCCTTATCCCACTCAGCGTAGTGTGATTTCAGGTGGCGATAGACCTTGGCGCGATCTTCCTCGGGCAGGCTCACCCCGCCCCGCCCGCCCATCAGCGCCCCCATCGCGGCGCGCACCCCGCCCCACACGGCGTCGCCGTCACTCGCACGGTGATGGGGGAGCTTCATGTCGCTGAACGAGTCAGGGGGCATGGCCGCAACCCAGGCGAAGTGGCGCGCGACGCGGCGCTTCGCAGCATCATCAAGGTCGCCCCACTGCGCATCCGTGAAGTCAGCAAGCGCCGGGGCCGACCACGCCACGCCCTCCTCGGCCATCCCGTAGCCGGAGGGGCTCGGCGGACTCATGCCCTTCCGAAGGCTCTTCTGCATGGGGCAGTCCGAGTGAGTGCAGTCCTCTGCGTCCGCGCCGTCCTTGCCGGCCATGGGGCAATCGCGCTCGTCGCAGTCGGCAGGATCGTGCTCCGCCTTGGCGCGGATCGGCTGAGGGGCCGGCTCTGGCGTCAGAGACACGAGCACGGCGCTCTGATCTGTCACGCCCCCCGTGGCGGAGAGAGGAGGGAAGGAGTACGTGCGCTGCACGCCCCCGAAGTCCAGGACGGCACGCACGAAGGTCGGCGCCTCAGGATGTATCCTCGGCTCAAACTGCTCCAGCGTCTTGGCGGCCCACTCGCGGAGGGGCTCCACGTCGATGCCGGCTGAGCGGGCTTCGATGAGGCACTGCGGATTCGCCGGGACCGGGCAGAGGCTCACTTCGAGAAGCGTCTGGCGCTTGAAATTCACGCCCCTCCGCTCCTCGTCGTAGGTCCACTCCAGAGGCTGGAACCCGACAGAGGTCGCATTGATGTACCCGCCCTTGACGAGCCGGTAGATCGTGTCGGCGAAGGCGTAGACATCCGGGGCCGCGAAGTCCACCGTTGCGGACATCCCAGTCTCATCCTGATCCAACTTCACGCAGCGGCCGATCGGCGGCATCGAGTAGTCGTGCGCCCACAATATCGGCCCGCCGCCACTGCGGAGAAAGTCGGCGACGTCCCAGCCGGCCGGGTCGATGATGTCGCGCTCACGGTCAACGTCGCCTGTCGTGATCCGGAATCGGGCGAGTCGTGCGTCACCGGCAGGGATATCAACGGGAGCACCGAACACCTTCAGGACGCCAACCGCGGCGGGGTCCTTCTCGGCCGGCAGTTGCTCGGAGGTGACCCACTTACGCATCCGCGTAGGCTCCCTCGCGTGACCACTTCGTGATCGTCGTCTGCATGCCGCCACAGCCCTCCATGCATCAAGGCTAGCGCAGGGGGGGCGCACGACAGGCGCGGGGCGGAAAGTTGCGGGGGGCGGAGGCTAGCTGGGCGGGAGGACGGGCGAGAGAGGGCCGGAGGCTACCGGGCAGGCAGGGGGTCGGGGCTACGTGCTATTATTCGTGGACGCTCGCTGGCCCCTGCTCGGGGCGATCGGGTCTTGAAGGCGGATAGTTCCCCAGCCGGTATTGCTTGGACGTGGGCAGGTGGGGCGAGGGAAACCTAGGCCCCTCTCGGAACCGGCGCACGACGCGGACCCCTCGGGGGTAAGGACAAGAGCCACTCCGCGGCCGCAAGACGGGGGCCCTGCGTAACTGACTGAATGCCGCCCAGCGAGCCTCTCCCCTGCTACCGATCGAGCTGAGAGAGATCCAGGTAGCCCATCTGCTGCGCCACCTGGACGAAGCGCGCGACGGCCTTGTCCCCGTCGAGCTTCTCATCTTCATACGCGTAACCGTACAGGAAGGGCCGCCGGGCGCACCCGCTGTCCTCCGAGACCGTGATCCCGCGCCCCTCCGCGAAGCCGATCCAGTAGTCCACGCAGGCGCGCTCAAGCAACCGCTCCCGCGGCGTGCCGAGATGGAGGGAGACGCCCCAGAGGCCGATCTCCTCGAAGCCGTCGAGGATGGCCAAGGCGATCTGATAGCAGAAGGTCGCGGTGTAGTAGTCTCGGAAGCCGGCCTCGCGGAGGCGCTCAAGCGGATAGCGGACGGGGTGCGGCACGCCAGCAAAGGAGACGCGTCCTCCGTTGGTCGCGACGTAGGATGGCCTTGCCCAGACGGCGGGCTCGTCTAGCACGTAGCATGGAATGGTGATGCGTTCCAGCGCCGCAAGATCACGGGCACTCTGGACCTCAAGCGGGTGCAACTCAAAGTGGCGCTGTGCGTCGCGCTGGGCAATTTCGTTAAGCGACCAGCACTCCCACGCAGAATCGGTGTATGGGGCATATTCACGCCCTGGCCCAGCGCCGACGATCGCCACCTTCATGCGCCGCGGCCGGCACTCCACGATTCCTTGATCCGCGTCGAGGACGATCATCTCGGGCGCATGTTGTCTCGTCATGGCCGTCGATCCCACGCAACGACAACCACATCCATTGTTTCTATGAGTATGTGATTCCCTGCCACGACAGGCTTGCCGTCCTTCAGCGCGTAGCCTTCGATCCGCACCGGGCGGCCCGTGCGCCAGGAGTGGTCGAGGGCGGGTGCGGCGCTGATTGGGAAGCGCCGTGTGACATCTTCGCCGGTGTCGGCATCCCAGACCGCAGCTCGATGGAGAAGGCCTGGACCATCCAGCGACTTCAATCTGAGGCGCCGGACACTGGGCATCGCGGAACCCGCACTCACGCCAATCGGAATTGCGGCGATCATACCGAGAAAGCCACGCCTGTTCATCTCTGGCTGTGCGATGGTTTGGCTCCTTTCCACGCCGCGTGTCTCCTGCCTCAATTCTCGCCGCGTCAGCCGCACGCCCTCGACGGCGCTCGACGTGATCACGGTGTCTTCGAATATGCGCCGCCGCTTCGCCGGATCGGTGAGGTAGGGGTTGGTGGCGAGGAGGGGCGAGGAGGGGCGCTTCACTTAAAGACTAAGCCAGTCGTGCAGCGACAATTATGTGTTACAATGCCGTTGGCAATATAGATACCATATTCCGTCTGGAGATTATAGATATGCCCAGAATACGAGTGGCACTCAACGTGGATTACGCGGTCCGGAGATATCTCGCCGGCGAGACGGCGACAGGCATCGCGAAGGATCTCCATGTTTCCCTGGCGATCATCTTGGCGCGTCTCCGTGAGCGCGGCATCGCCATTCGATTCGTTAAACCGCCCGGTTCCCAACCACGGCGGCACGTTCCAGAGGCTCAGATCGCCACTCGATACACTGGGGGCGAGTCGGAGTTGGCGCTGTCGTTGGCCTATGCCGTTTCGCGGACGGTCATCGCGCGCGTCCTCCGCCGCCTCGGTCTCGCCCGTCGAACCCAATCCGAATCCGAACGCCTGAAGTGGACGCGGATGACCCCGACTCAGCGCCGCGCGCAGACGGCCGCCGCGCATGCTGCGGTGCGCGGAACGCTCCAGCCGCTCGCTCACCGCTGTAAGATCGCGCTGAGCATCGAACACGCCGGGCGCATGACGAGCAACGAGCGCCGACTCCATGAACGTCTCAAGGAGCACGGACTCCTCACGATCCCTCAGCGAGCGATCGGTCCATATAATTGCGACCTCGCTGCCTCGCCCGTCGCCATGGAAGTCTGGGTCGGTCAATGGCATTGGGGAGGCGAACATATGCGGCGAACGCCGCGCCGCTTCCGCTATCTCATGAATGCGGGATGGTCGGTGCTCGTCGTTCAGACCGACACCGGACATCCCATCACGGACGCGACAGCCAAGTACGTATGCGCCTACGTGAAGCGCGCCCGCCGAGATCCATCCGCGCTCCGTGAGTATCGGGTGGTTCGGGGTGCAGGCGAGGTGCTCGCCTCGGGCCGTGCGAATGATCACGAGATCACCATCATATCGCCGCTCCGTAACCGCCGCAATCGCACCAACGGGCGTTACGAGAGTATCCCCCGTTAAGCACTGAATGTGAAGAGGGGGATTCAGTATGCCGCCCGGGAATGGACCATCAAGTGGCGCTTCTGCTTCATCGAATCGTTCGCAGGCCGCATCGAGTCTATCATCATGTGTGACGATCCATACTCGGCGAGTGGTCGCTGGGTCAAGATCACCTTGACGTTTTGCAGCCTGAAACAGTTCGTATTGCCCCTCATTCGCTGCCGTCATGGTTTCCTGACGGGCAATGACGAACGCCCTGCGCCGTAGCTGCGCCTCCGCGTACCGCCCAGTCCGCCGATCCACCGCGTCCGCGCTCACGCCCTCCCCGATCAATCGTTCGCGGAACCGCTCGACCGCCACCACCTGGTCACTCCGCAGGCCCACCACTTCCATGAGCCGTGAGGCCAGCCGGTCCGGGGCCACGCCGTCCAGGATGCCCCTCTCCACGACCCACTGGATCGCATGCTTGGTCGAGAGGCCGACTTCCGTCACGAGTTCGGCACCATGGTTCACGACCCAGGCGATGGACTCGGGGTTGACGAGGTCGAAGCCGAAGGTGATCGCGGGCTCGACGTTCGCCGCCTCGGCCCCGGCCGCAAGCCCGAGAGTGAAGGTTTGCCCGATCACAGGCAGGAGCCGCGCCCGTAAATCGTTGGACAGCGCGTCGAGCTTGGCCGCCGCCTCGACCTGGGACATCTGCCCGGACCCGATGGCCTCGACGAGCTCGCCAATGTCAACGATGCCCACCGCCCCCCGGACCGCGGCCAGGAAGGCCCGACGCGCCGCCGGCTCCATACGGGCAGCGAGACGCGAGAGGATCGGGGATTCGGGGTCTACGGCACGCTGGAGCCGATGAGGGGAGCCGTCGCGCTGGTGGGAAGGACGTGACATCAACCGGGGCACTACCGACGCCCCAGGGGCGCGCCTCGCCGCCGCAGGCGCCGCAGCACCGCCGCCTCGTCGTGCTGGAGATGCGTCAGGTCCATCTCCACCGTCCCATCCCCAGGGAACAGAGGCATCGCCCCGAAGTCCTCCATGGGCTGGAGGTTGAACGGCACGAGGAAGACCTGGCCTTGCCCGTCAGGCAGGGGTGCCCCACCGCCACGGGCGCGCCACTCGTCGATGGTCCACGCGGCCGGGTTCGCCCGGAGTACCTCGAGCTGGAAGTCGGCGTCCTCGTCCACGGGGCTCACGTAGTCGACGATCAGCCGCTCATCGTACTCCGGCGCGAGCCGCTCCTGGAGCAGAGCACGAAACATCTCCAGCCTCGGCACCAACACCCATTTGGCGAAGATGTAGCTCGACCAGGCGACAGTGGCCCGCGAGGAGCCGGGGCCGACGATGCCCATGATCTCCGGGGGCACGCCCCAAATCTTGCGCACGAGGTCCGCGTTGAACTCGCGGAGTTGGACAAGCTGGAGCGAGCGGTTGTCGGTCTGCGCAAACTCGTAGATGCCGAGCTTCTTCCCTGCGAATCGAGGCCGGAAGGCGCGCCAGAATCCTTGATGCTGATCGGCCCACTGCTGCTCCACGCGATCTCGTTCCGTCTGGCTCCAGGTCTCCTTGTCCTCTCCGGGGTAGACCACGAAGTCCGGACGCGCTTGGTTGAGGAACTGCTGACGGATATGGCGTGCCGCGTACTCATCCGTCTCCAATTCATCCGCGAGCGCCCGGGCCAGCCCCGTCCCTCGCCCATACGGGTTCGCGGGATTGTGGTTCGGGAGCCACAGGATCTCCGTCTCCGGGATCGGCCCCTGCCATCCCCGAAAGCCGACGCGGTAGTACGGGCCGGTCGGCGTCGGCGTGGAACGGACCCAGTCCGGGGGCAGCGGCCAAGCGGAGACCGGCACGCCGAGCCCGTTCCGTTCCTTGAGCCAGAACGCCTCGCCTTCCAAATCCCAATGCAACGCCGTCACCTTCCGCACGCTGAGCCCGGTCATCAGCGGATTGCCGCCGTCCAGCACGTCGAGGAGCGGGTGCTCGTCGAGGCGGACCATCTCGACGTCGGACGGGAGCGCCCGGATGATCGTTCGGCGCCGCTCGGCGCCCTTGGCGCGCTGGAGAGACTTCATCCGGACCGCGCGGCCCTCGCGGGCGGGATAGGACACCGTCCACTCGACGGCGGCGAAGGCAGACGCCACCTTGTCCGCCAGCGCGTGGAGCCACGGCATGTCCGCGTAGGCCCCGACCCGCTCCCGGGCCCCCGTGGTCGGCGCGTCGCCGATCCCAGCCGGCCACAGGCCGGAGAGCAGCCCGTGCGCCTGCTTGGCGCTGTCGTCGGAAAAGATTCCTACCGCGGCCTTCCAGGCGATCGCTACGCGGGTGCCCAGGGTGGACATGGTGTGATTATAGCGGGTCGGCAGGGGGCGCGATGCGTGGGGCGGAGAGTTTACCGCAGCAGTTCCCACGGGAGGCACGCGAGCCCTAGCGCGAACCACAGAAGCCACTTCCACAGCTCCATCACTGAGCCTCCGATTGCCAGGCCGTCCATCAGAAATGGTCGGGGTGAGAGGCTTCGATCCTCCGACTCCCTGCTCCCGGGGCAGGTGCGCTTCCGGACTGCGCTACACCCCGACAGACTCTTTCGTCTTTTGGATCAGCAAACGGGCATAGTCCCATGCGTCCTTGAGGCTCTGATATTCATCAGAGCAGTCCTCACGCGCATCACGCATCGGCTCATCGCCCAACGCTCGGATGTGTGGCAGCAGCGCTCCGACAGCCTCCGTAAGTTCCACGAGAGCGAGTATCCATGGAGCTAGATTCATGGATCAGTCCTTTCCCAATACCCTGGCACCCGTCGTCTCCCGCACGCACTCCGGGTCCTTCACGCACCCCACCTGCTTGTGGCGAGAGCAGCGGGCAGCCGGGGCAACTCCGGCCCCAACGGGAGACGTGATCACCGGCCGCTGTTCGTCACTCGGCGCTGGGCTCGTCTTCGCTGGCTTCGGCGTCTCACACCTGCTCGCATGTTTGCGGGCGTGAGAGCGGACCGCCTTCGCTGCCTTCGCCGGCACCATCCCCCGCCGCGCCACAGTCAGCAGCGTCACCCGCGCCCACGTCGAGACCGCGAGGAGAGCACCCGAGGCCGCCCGCTCAAGGTCGGCCGCCTCGGCTTCCGTCAACCGGATCATCACATGGGAGGAGCGCATCGCCAGCATCGTACAGCATCGTTATCGGGTTGGCAAGAGGCTCCTTGAGAATGCTGGGCTGGGGTAGCGGCGGGGCGGCCAACCCCCGAGTGTCCCCCACATCCGTCGCCCGCCTCGCGGCGCACCCAGCACTCTCAGCCCACCCAGCGCGGCCAGAGAGCCGCCTTGGTCGGCAGCCGCCCACGAGGCCATGCCATCGGCAGCCCCTCGTGAGAAGTCCGGTCCTGGGGCCATCTCAGGCCGGACAGAAAGGAACGGGGTCTCCGGTGTCGAGGCGGAGGCCTCGTGTACAACTGAATGAAAGTCAACATCAGATGCGTTTACGAGGAACTACATAGGACCGAGCTCCAATACACTCGTAACTATCAAGATATGCCAAGAGTCTCGCTTGCCATCCCGGATCATCAAGTAAGTAGCGAAGTTTTTTCGCATACTTGGATCTATGAGCATAACTTTTTGCGAAACCTTCAGCGCGATTGCATTCGGAACAGAGGAAATCGCGAGTTCGCCCACAAGCATGACAGTGATCTTGAACGGGCCTTCGCTTCTGAACAGCCCAATCGAAGGGGCGAAGACAAAGTGGACACGTCAACATCTTAGAGCCTCTTCTGCGTCCCGACGTGCATGCCCTTCCGAGCGTCGAGGCTGACGACACCTCTCGTATAGCAGGGTCCCTCGGGTCCACGCGCTCGCCTCGATAAGTTGCCTGCGCGGCATTCTTCAAGGTGGGCACGTATGTATCCCTGCGCTCTCAAGAACCATCGGGGCCTCTTGAATCGGAATCCGGTGAATCTCCCAAGGCGGCCATTACACCGATTACAGAGCCATCCCCGAAATTCACCGCACCGATGACAGTGATCCCAGACCGCCTGACGTGTCCGATGTTTTGGAATGAACGTGAAGCCGCAAAGGGGGCAGGCGACCGGCTTCGCTTCTCCCTGGCGATCTCGACGCGGAGGAACTCCCTGATACTGAATGCGCCTCCACCGAACACTCCGTGTATGCGGTGGAGGAAACCAGTTCTGTGGTTCTGGGAGAGTAAACGTGCCGAGAAAGGCCATGCCCCTATCCTACCTTGCCGGCCGCTGGCAGCAAAGTTGAGGAGTCAGGCTCTCTCATCCCCCAGATCCCCGCATCCGCCCCGACAGGCTCCCCACCCGCTGGCTCGACAAACCCTGCCGCCCGCCACCGGGCCACCACATCCCCGAGGCGCCAGCCTCCCGCTCCACCTCCGTCTCCGGGATGGGCTCGGTCTCCACCACGGGGGTGCCATCCTCAGGGTCCAGGCCAGCATCCGCCATCGCCCGGAACCGTGAGGCTCCGGTCTCCGGGTCCGTCACCGGCGATCCGTCCGCCTCGAAGAGCCGCACGATGTCCCCGGAGCGCACGTCGGCCACGGCGATCTCCCGCCACGACTGCGAGGGCGTCAGGACTTCCCAGCGGCGGGGGGTCATAGCTCCCATGCCACAGCAATCGCCCCGCATGCACACACGGGGTCTGGATGCAGCGTCCTGCATAACCCGAGCCCGGATGCGGTGAGAATGGGGTGGGCGAACATCCGGCCGCTAACGACCACATGGCGTTGAACGGGCGGGGAGTCACCGCCCCACCAAGCAGGAACGACTCTCGGCGCTTCATCAGATGCGGCATCGACGGCACTACAATATCCCAGCCTAGCCCGTGTCCCAAGCCAACATTCCTGAACCTCACTGCCAGACATCAAGCATGAAGCTAGCGCCGCGAATGCTGCATAGTCACCAGCATGTGCGCAGTCTATCAATTCGGCATAGGCGTTGTCGCTGGCAAGACACATTGCTCGACTCCCTAAGACTAGCTCCCTGCGAGTTGGACACGCTCAATCAGCATCGGCCCCCGAACCGCCCCGCTCAGCGCCTCGGCGACGCCTAGGGCGACGCGCAGTTTCCCCTCTGGATCTGTGGCGACATCAAGCACAGAGAGCGCGCCCAGCGCATAGGCCGCTCCACATCCGATCGCAGCGAATCCTGCGGCGTTCTCTGCCACCTGAAAATCATCGCACACCTCGAAGATCCGCCCGCGGTACGCCATCAGGAACGTGCCACCGGCTTCCCGAGTGTTCTCGATCTTCGTGTACCCGCCGTCCTTGAGGCGCATGCGGACTGCTGGGATGAACTGATCCACCATCCAGGCGAAGGGGTCGGCCGTCAGATCCGATGGGAGCGTCAGTCCCATGAGCAACTGGCCCATCCGGTAGGACGACGTGAAGCCGATGAGCGATGAGGGCCCGCCCTGCTGCGCGAGGCGGAACAGTTTCGGATCTCGCCGGACACGCACGTCCCACGCCGATGCGGCGAGCGAGTCCGCGCCCATCACCATCTGCACGCCATCTGTCCAGCCGACGATGCAGGTCATTCCAGCACCCCCCACTCGTAGGGCTGGCCCAGCCCCGCGCGGAGTTCCGCCTGCGCCTCGAGGATCCCCCGGGGTGTGATTTCTTGGATTCGCTCATGCACGAGGAACACGAGACCATCTCGATCAACGCCGTCGATCAGCCAGCCCGCAGAAAGGAATGCCCGGAGAGACGGGATGTTCTCACGGCGCACTTCGGCGATCCATCGGCGGCACTGATAGGGGTTCGCATCCATCGCCAAGAGAATGAGCTGGCGAGCGAGTCCCTTGCCCCGCATTAATGGAGCCACGGTGAGACTCAATTCAGTCGCGCACCCATCGGGACATTCTCCGTGATCCAGGCGAACGGTTCCAACTCTGGATCTGTCTGGAGAGTACGCAGCGATGTAGAGGCTGATGGCCGGATCAAGAAGGGCCGCAGTAAGCCACGCCAGATGCTCGGCCTTCTCAACCGGCCGCTGCTTGCGCGACGCCGCCACCGTCGTGGGATCGTTGCGAAGACAAAGAAGATAGGCCGCATCTTCCATCGTAGCCCGATATAACCTCGGTGTTGGTGGTCCGTTGAGGAATGTGAGAGGGCCAAATGGTCCCATCGGATCTCCCCCTTCATAACGGGGCGCAGGCACAGCTCGATGGTTATAGATATACTTCCTTCAGCTTTTGACTCAGACGAGGGCGCCTCAACTTCTGCAAGGCACGCGCGTGGATCTGACCGACCCTCGTTCCCCCAACACCCAAGGACTGTCCGATGTCTTGTCTCCGCTCTTCAGCTTCACCATCCAATCCATAGAGCCGCCGCAAGATCATTGCCTCATTCCCATTCAGGGCGCAAAGCACTGAGGCAATAACTTCGACCCTCTCCACTCGCTCAACAAGCACATCCGGGGAGTCAGCGTGCGCACACACCCCGATAGATTCTAACGTCGGCCGGTCAACCTCGAACTCAATCGGAGTCGCCTTGACTCCATAAAGATCCTCGGTAAAGAGGTAGTCGGGGATCGAACGCAGGGCATCGGCGATTCGTTGAGCTAATCGCCCCCACCCTCTCCTCCGAGAGTATGGCCAGATCCTCATATTGAGAAGGGCGTTGAGTGCTTGCGGCGTAGACCCAAGCCGACGTGCCGCATCCGACTGGTTTTTCACGTCAGGCCATGTCTCCGTAATAGCAGTCCACAGCCGATTGTTCTTAATGCGAACAAGAATCCGATAATCCCGACTCATCGCCATGCCCCCATCCAGGTCGCAAAGTTCCACAAGATGACGAGCACATCCGCAATCAGGAGAGCCGAGACGGTGAGCGCGTAAGCGGTCATTGCTCCCTCCATTCATCCTCGCAAGAACACCCGCCTCGGGGCGGCCGGCGCCGCCTGCCCAAGGACACTGATGCTCGGGGCGCCACCTGTCAAGGCGAGCTTGGCGAAGGCCGCGGACGAAGCGTCGACCTGATCTTTGTATTTCCCCTCCGGGAACCCGTGCAACTCGGCCAAGTACGCTTCGTTCCACTCCCCCCGCACGAGCTTCACATTGCCCGCCTCGGCCTGCGCACTCAGCCCCTGGGCCCGCGTCACCTTGTCGCCCGTGACCGTCTCGGCGTGGACCGAGTAGCCGGCCAACTCGCGGATGGAGATTTGCGATGATTCCTTTCCTCCGCTTCCTGGTTCGGTCTCAATCCAAATCGTCACCTCGGGGCCATCCGCTTCCGCCACCTGCCGCATGACGAGGTTCCGCTGATGCGGAGACCACTGACCGCGGATCACGTCCTCCACATAGTAGGTGCCACCAGCGCGGACCATCTTCACCCCGGCGCTGTAGGCCCCACCGCCGGAGGTGCCCGCCTTATCCCATGAGCGCACGCGGCGGGCGTCGGCCGGCGCGGCGTCCACGATGTCAAACCAACCCCGGTTGAACACGCTGCCGGCAGTCGGCCGGACGTTCCAGTTGCCCAGCAGGCGCTCGCGCTCGACGAAGGGCATGAGCATGATTCGCGAGAGATAGCCTGGATCATTGTGCGTGAGCGTCGGGTTGTCTTCCAATTGCGAGGCGATGAACGTGATGGATTTCGGCTCATAGATCAGCGCGCCCTCTGGAGTCCGCTCAGGGTGGCGAGCCACAAGGTCGGAACGACTGTCCGCCCAATGCAGCGCATCATCTCGACGGATCACCCAGCGCGCCTTCCCGGAGCGTTCCGGAATCGCTCGCCCGCTTGCAGGATCAATCCACCACTGCACCAGCCGATGGAGCCAGCCCCCCGTCGCGTCGGTATCAGGAACAGGGTTGCAGGTCGCGAACATCCACGGACGGACCCCGCCTCTGGGTGCCCGGTTGCAGGAGGGCAAATACCAGAATTGCTCCTCAGAAAATGACTCAAGCTGATCCCAGCCGATCATCGGAATCTGTGCCCCATCCCACCGGAAGCGATCCATGGGATGCTCCATGTGAGAGAATAGCGCGGTGGCCCCGGACGGAAACGTCCAGCGAAAATCCGCAAGGTTCACAACACCACCCATGCTCGGGAAGAGCCGGAATGACTCCGGCCAGAGTCCGCCTGGCATCGTCAACTGCCCGTAGGTCCGCCGGAAGATCACCGCCGAAAACTCCGGAACCTGCGCGTACTGGATGATCGTCAACAAGAGCGCCCAGGAGTTATGGGTCGGAATCATTGTGCGGCCGGCAAGGAATAAACCGGATGAGGCAGTGACTGTCAGGCAGCGCATAGGGACAGGGGCAATCTCATCACAGGCAACGATATATCGGAATCGTGTCGTGCGTCTTCCACTAGCATGTTGGCGATCCAGCTTACGCAGGAGACGAAAGACTGGCATGTCCGGCGAAAAGTGAAGGTTCCAGCATGGGCCGCAATCTTTCCCATAGAGCTTAGCTCGACGCTCTCGTGCTCGCCCTTTCCATCCAAGCGAGCAGATAAGTTCCAGGGCTCCATCGCGCAGTTGTGGATTCGTCGTAGAGAATGTAACGGTTCCGTGCCGCGCCGCCGTTCCATCCGTATCCATGAGCCCTTGGAGGAGAGCGAGGCGCTGCTCGCGTGACGCGCGTAGATACCTGACGGGAATATGCTTATGCCCCAGGACACCGATCACCCGGAGCAGAGCGGAGAGCCCACGCAGGCCCCATCCGTATCGGGCGTTCCATTTCGTTGGAGTGAATCCGCCTTGGCGAAACGCCCGAACAATCTCCGAGTCTGCGCTTGTGATAGCCCCGTCACGCGACGTGCCGTCGCCGAGCCAGCACCCGAGAAGATAGGGATCAAGTGGGAGATCCGCCTCTGG